ACAGCCCCTGCTTGATTACGAACATCCTCTGCAGTCAAAGGTACACCAGCTTTTCTAGACTGACCATACTCTTGGTAAGCTGCCATGATAGGATCTTCAATAACTTCAGCACCTACTTCAGCATCTACTTCAGCGACATTAGCTTCGGCAGCGGCAGCAAGTGCAGCAGGAGATACAAGACCATATTTATCTAAGACCGCAGCAGACTGTTCTGGGGATAGAACCGTACCATTTGATCCTTTAACTAAGCCATCAACAGTTACTGTAAAAGAGTCTATCGTAGCTTCACCATCTTCATTAGTAGTGCTAAAAGTAACCGCTAAGCTACCATCCTCATTCTCTGTTACACCTGATGATAAGCTCCCTGCATCAACAGTACCTACAGTACCTTTCACTGGGCTAAGGTTGTCAGGGCTTAAACCAAGACTCTGTAGGCTAGGGCCAACAGCTTCAAGGTAGGACTCTCCAAATAGAGCTGTTTGTGTGTCTATATACCCGTATAGGTTATCAGTAAGGAATTGTTTTTGTTGAGCTTTTAAGTTAGCTACCTCAGCAGCTACCTGTTGAGGCGTTTTGAATTTAGTATCTGCATTAGCAATAGCGGTATCAAAAGCTGTATACCCATCCATATCCATAACAAGCTTTGCCCTTGTCATAATATTTGTTTGTTCTTCAGCAGTATTAGCAGGGTTGAATATCTTTGGTTGAGTGTAACGCAAGTAAGATCCACTGTTTCTGCTGGTGTATCCTGTCACACTATCAAGCTCTGCCATGTCATATACAGACATACCCGTACCGCCAAATGCCTCTGCATCAGCTTCTGCTCTAACACGAGCTTTAGCATCTGTACCCATAGCCCTTGCAAACCAACCACCTTTAGGTGCTTCAATATCGCCCATAGTTTGGCTACCAAGGCCATAACGTGAATATACGTCAATGTTACCCGTTGGAGAGAATGCCTCTGGGAGTGCAGCAGCTTCTTTAACCAAGTCAGCATTAAAACTAGAGCCATATGCAGATCTAAGTGTATTTAATGTACCTACAAGCGTTTTTAGGCCTTCAGGTCCAGCATCTAGTGCAGCTTCAATCTGTGCATCACTTGCATGTAGATCACGAGCTTGACCTACAAAAGAGTTCTGTGCATCTGCTGCCTGTCTAAGCTGGCTCAGCTTACCTTTGTTACGCTCTGCTTGCTCAGCAAGCTTGTCTGCGTAGTCTTCTGCCTTGTCTTTACGCTCGTTGATGTACGTAGCAGTGTCACCCAAGAATGCCGTAGCGAATGCTTGCCAATCAGCCATTATACTTCTCCCTTAGCCATAAGACCTGTAGGAGCAGCTTCTGCTTCCACCATAGGCTCTTGCTCTTGTTGTGGTTCTGTATCATCTTGTGATACGTCTGTAGCGTCTACTGTGGATAGCTCTTCAATCAATTCTGATCCAGCATCTTTCTTAGGGTCTGTTTTAAGATATTCCTGCATCAAGAGTTTCATGCGGGCAATGTTTCTTTCCTTGCGATCTTCTTTAGGGTCTGTAGCTGTCTCTTTAACTTTAATACCATACGTAGACATAGCAGCTTTAACAAAGGATGCCACAATAGGACCAGCCAACATGCCAACCTCTACAGTGTGTAAGCCTTTCATAGAACCCATAGTCATAAGTGTTTCCACTACAGTCTTTAGGTCAGCACCCATCTCAAATGTAACGGCAAGATCATCCATGACATCTTCATCTGCAAGCTTGTTGATGTAATACTTGACTGCATCACCTGTCTCTACAAGCTCAGGAGGTCTTTCCCAAGGTGCGTTCTTTGGTGTAGCTGTGAGGGATTGACCTGGGATGGGGCGAGAGAATACATCTACCATTGTTATACTTTCTTAGAATGTCGTGTTGGTGCTATAATAGCAGATACAGATTATAATGAAACTAGATTATGCATTATCGTTTCTAGCATAATTAGACAGTGCATTAGCAATGGCGTTAGAATATTTAGTACCCTTTGTACCCCAAGCATCAGAGCCTACATCGCCAGTATTCAACCACTCTTTAGCGCCGCCGTGGCCTTGGTTGTGAGCATAGCCAAGTACAACTGCTTTGTTCTCTGGCGAGAGGTTTCTATACTTCTCATTGCTCATCATATACTGGTGGTTCTTAGCGGTATATGCAGCTAGTGCTTGTTCCTGTAGTGTAGGGTTACTACGAAAAGCCTCTCTGCTTGCTGCATCATGCGGTAAATCCATACCCAGTAACTGCCCTGCATCTGCCTTAGCCGTGCGACCTAGTTGGTATCTACCATCATAATGATCACCTGCACCACCTTTTGCTGTGTAGTTACCACTCCCTCTAGACTCAATAGCCGCAAGCTCTGTCCTGTAGATATCCCATACAGCAGGGTCTAATCCAATCTTCTCTCCTACAATGTCATAGGCATCTTCAGGTGTCTTAATACCTACGCTAGTTGTTGTACGAGTAGAGGTAGAATTACCTCCTTGTGGAGACATCAAGCCTCTCCCTGTAGTTGGATCAGTAATTGTAGTAGTAGCTTCTTCACTAGGCTCTTCAGGAGTATCCTCAAAGCTAAGAGATCTTTTCAGATCAATTACAGGGGACATATCAGGCAAAGGCGGGGCTTTATATACTGCAAGTTGGTTACCCTCAAAAGGGTTTCCTGTAAGATTACGTCTCTCAACATCTTCTAGACCTAGGGATCGTGTAATACCTCTGTCTTGCTTTAGAAGTTCAGTCTCTTCTGCAGATCTAAGGGCTGCTTCTCTCCAAGGATCTAGGTCACTATAGTCATTAGACGTAGCAGGGAGGCTAGTACCAAAGTACTTTCTAGCATTGTCTTGACCACCAAAAGCAGCAACTGTAAGCTGTGCCATTTCTCTAGCTGGGTCTCTCTTTACTTCAGGCTCTTCAGCACCTTTCTTAGGGGTGAACAGACCACGGCTAAGGGGGGTTACACCTTCTACATCACTACCAAGCAAGTCAAAGATATCTAGAGAATATGTATATTTCTTCAAATCCATTAGCTTTTTCTCCATATAGCCGCAGCGAAGGTTCCTAAAGCTGACCACATACCTGCTGTTTTATTTGCTTTTGCTGCAGCTTTAGCATCTGTTGAGCTAAGCTTAGCGATGGCTAGTTGTACAGCCCTGTTAGCGTCATTCTCTTCAGAAGTCCAAGCATACTGCATCATATCTCTAGTCTCTTGCATAGCAGCATTAAAGGCTAGGTTAGTCATGTTATTAGCTGCTTGTGCATCTGCTCTGTTAGCATCATTGATTGCTGCTGTGTTTTGAGTAGATACGGCTTGATACCAAGCAGCGTTAGCTTGCTCAATCACAAGGGAGTTGTTTGTGTTAAACTGTTCACGCTGGTTGATAAGCTCACTGTTGAACTTCTCAATAGCGTTTGCTTCACCTGCATTGAACTTACTCATTGCGTTAGTCTGCTCATTGTTAAACATACTAACAGTAGAGGTGAGGTTAGCCATGAACTGCTCTGTCTGCATCTTGCTAGAAGCGTTGAACTGCTTAGTAGCATTGTCTGCTGCGGTATCACTCAAGATAGCATCTGTCATAGCTTTAGTCTTAAAGATAGAAGTCTGCTGCTCATTAGCTAAATTAGCCATATCCATGTCTAGGAAAGCTTTAGCATTCGTAACTCTAGCTTGCTGTTCATTAGAGAGGTTAGCCAAGTCCATCTGAGACATCGCTGCAGCATCAGCCAATACCTTAGCATTCTTAGCGCCAAGGTTAGCCAAGTCTACAGACTGTGCCATACGAGCATTCTCTAAGGCTACCTGCTGTTCAGCAGTGAAGTTCATATTGGCAATGTCAGAGATCTTAGAAGCGTTAGCTACACGAGTTTGGAACTCTTGGGTGAACTCCATACCCATGAACTCAGCACGTTTCTCAGCAGCAAACATAGCAGCCTGTTGCTTATTGCTAAGGTTCTGCTTCTCAAACGCAGCAGATGTCTGTGCATCTTGCATAGCGATAGGCAGAGCGCTTTCCATAGCTGCCTGTACGACAGCCTGACCAGCCATAGAAGAGGCAGACAAGCCACGAGCAGCCATAGCTGCACCAGCGGCTCTCATAGCACCTGCAGCCCATGCTGGAGGGTTTTTACCTTCAAACTGCTCCATCAGTCCAGTAAGTTGACCTTGCACTGTAGCGTCTGTTGACGGCGCTCCTGTAGCAGCTTCAAAGTTAATCTCTTTCTTGACCCGCTCCATATCAACAGCAGAGCCTGAAACCATTTCACCAGTCTGTAGTGTACGAGCATCAGGTGCATCTACTGTCTGGGCTTTATCAATCTGAGCAGCTTCAAGTTCTAGTTGTGCAAGATCTTGTGGAGACATAGTAGCTGCATCTACAGTAGCATCTTCAGATACAGTACCCTGCGCAGCTTCTAAGCTGTCTAGTGCTTCAGATACAGCAGGAGTAGAGAGAGTTGTATCTACTGTTTCTGCTTTCAGATCGTCAGGTGCTTGGACATCAGCAGCGGTCTCGGCAGTAGTACCACTCACCGTAGGTGCAGGATCTTTAAGCTGACCAGTAGCGGGATCAATAAGCTGTTCATCTGTTACTTCGTTTAGCTCTACATCTGTTTTAGTTGTCATAGATGTAGGATCATTGATAGCACCAGAGACTAGCTCTGCACTGGTTGGTACTTCAGTAGCTTTAAATGCAGCTTCAGCAGAAGTCATACCCTCTTGGGCTAGATTAACATTAGCCTCTGCAGAAGTAAGCGCATCTTGTAGTGTTGTGTCTTCAGGGTTTGCTGCCTGAGCATCTCTTGCAGCTTGTAGTGCTGTTTCGGCGTCAGCATAAGACTGCTGTGCTGTATCTAGATCAGTAGCCATGCCCCCAGCAGCATAACCCTTTACATAACCACCATAAGCCATATTAATTCGCTTCTCAGCTAATTCACTCATCTTGCCTACACGAGCAGCAGCACCAGGCTGAGAGGCTAAGAACTTAGCTTGCTCATCAGCTTGCATACCTTGCATTTCTGGGACAATCTTTCCCATCTGTTCAGGTGTAAAGCCACCAAATCGTTTAGCCATTATAATAGTCCTTGTTATTACCCAGCCTCAAGTAAATAGCTGCAGTTATATATCTATGTGTTGGGGAGGGGTTATAGTGGTAGTTATATCACTTAGCTGCATATAAAGCAATAGCAGTCAAGGCCTTCTACGAAATAATCCAATAAAACTTCTGCCTATCTCACCAGGGCTAGGCGCTAACCACCCTGCAATTAGTAGAAGCAACATGAGCGGGTCTACTTCTGTGTTAGTACTCGTATCCTGTATTACAGTATCTACAGGGGCTTCTATCCGCATCTGTGGTCTAGTGTTACTAACTACTCCGACAGTCTGGTTATTCTCTTTACCTAACTGCGTGTTTGCAGCTACGTTAGTCCCGCCGCCCGTCAGTAGGCTCAGTGGGCTGACCCCGCACCCCGCCAGACTTACCAAACCAATCCATACCGAAAGCCAAAGCACTAAACGTAAAGACAGGCCAGACCAAGATCTCAATGATTTTAACATCTTTAGTTTCCACAAGGTAGGCAAGCCAAACAAACAAGAGTATAGCTACTTCACGTTTGTACGTCTTAGGTTTCATCTTCCAGCCATAGCCTCTACAGCAGTACGGATAGCTTTGATATTCTCGTCCATACGAGCAGAAGTCACAGCTTGCTGCTGTACCATAGTAGATAGTGTTTCTTGTCTAGCCTCAAGTTTAACGATGCTAACCTTGTTGGACTCTACTGCATTATTCATAGAAGCTACAAACCAGATGAGTGCAATGGTCTGCATCGCAATAGCAAAGACCAAGGTTGCAGGTACGGATTTAGATAGGTGCCAAGGCTCTGTGGTCATTTTGGGTAAGCTTTCCGTGAGAGTTGAAAATGTGGGCCATCAGGGAAAGACTTCCAGTCACCACCCCATTGCAAGTCGATGTTTAGTGTTTGGGCTGCTTGCTTCATAGCATCTGCAATAGGGTGAAAGTACTTCCAGTCCCACGACACAGGATACGGAAAGAGGTCTACAGCATGTCCAGTAATGTGTCTGCTGTTCATTGTTGTAGACTTACCAGCAGCTACGAGTGTCTTCTGGCGTTCTACTGATCTAAGACCTTCACCTACAGAGAAGTCTTGCTCTGTGAGGGTGATGGCTAGTTTAACTACAGCTACAAGGTCAGGGTGTACACCTTCTAGCATTTGTAAACTTTTATTACCTAGTGAGTATGTCATTTAATTATACCGTATATGTACCATTAGATGTGAAGTTAGTCCAAGCACCACCATTCTTGCTAAAACGAGCAAAACCATTTGCACCTGCACCACCAGGGGATTGTCCGTTGCCGTCATCAAGACCTTTAGAGCCAATGCTGACAGAGAGCTGAGTACCAGGTACGAGAAGCCATGTGCCTGTCAGGTATGTACCAGCCAAACCACCACCGCCAGCACCACCAGATGAGTCAAATGTGCTTGCCCTGTCGCCACCTGCGCCGCCGCCACCTGCGCCGTAAGACCCTGCTGGGGCATTACCACCAGGGCTATAAGTCTCTGATGCGTATGAAGGACCAGCAATGCCACCAGCACCATATACAGTCCCAACACCATCTCTGTCTTCATCGGGGTATATACCGGGGTTCGAATAAGCATCAAGCCCACCCAAGCCACCTGCCGCTGTAATGTTAGTGATGGCTGCACTTGTTACGCTAGATGAGCCACCAGAAGGCGCTCTTGTGGTAGCGTAACTATTCCAGTTACCATGACCGCCAGCGCCACCAGCACCGATTAGCTGATACGTGACTGTAATAGCTTTAACTGCACCATAAAAGTTAGATACACTGATAGCGCCACTTGTTGGTACACTGGTATTATTACTTGTCACATAAGCACCATTGCGGTAATACTCAGAGAGGCTGATAGGGTTAGACCCACCAAACTCTGCTTGTATCTGTGCTAAGGTAATTAAACCTGAAGACTGTAAAGCCATTATGCTGCACCATATGCCGTTACGTTGTTCTCAACAACCAAGGCACCACCAGAAGATAGGGAGAATCTATCTGTACCAGCATAGCTAAACTTTAAGCTAGTACCACTTTGGTAGATAACCCAATCACCAAGATCTACAGATGTAGCATTTAGTGTAGATGCTGAGAAGGCCTGTGCAGTAGAGCCAGCTTTTTCAGCTTTAGTATCAATTTCTGTCTGCAACCCATCAATGTTACTGATAACGTGGTTGTGGCTATCGTCTGCTACTACAGCAGTGATGCTTACGTTAGATGTACCATTGAATGATACAGAGCCAGATACACCACCAGCAAGACTAATAGTACGTGCTGTTTGTAGTGCAGTTGCTGTAGAAGCATTACCTGTTAGTGGTCCTTGGAAGCTGCCAGCTACAAGAGCCTCACTACCTACAGTCCACTTATCAGTAGTCTCATCCCATACAAATGTCTTGTTTGGCTGTGTGCCACGCTCAATCTCAATACCACCATTCTGAGTAGGCGTTGCACCTGTAAAGTTAGAGTTGAGTACAATCTGGTTATCAGCAATGTTTACAGTCTCAGTATTGATAGTAGTAGTTGTACCAGATACTGTAAGGTTGCCATTAATAACAGCATTACCAGAAGCAGTTACGTTGTTAAATACAACATTTGATGTAGTACCTACGGGCTGTCCAATAGAGACAACACCACCAGCAATACCTACACCAGTACCTGCACTAAAGTGATTTCTTACTTCTGTAGCAGAGGGTCCAGTGTAAGTGATGTTACCAGTGGCGCTTGAATATGCCAAGCTACCGTCACCACCAGCGTCTGTTACACCAATAGCAGATCTAGCTCTGGCGTTTGTGTAATAAAGATTATCACCCTCAGTAAGAATAGATGTAGTGTGGTTACTCAAAGAGGATACATTACCTGTTACGTAACCAGACACAGGACCAGTATGTGTCCCTGCTGTATTACCAATCAAGTTACCTGTAAATGTAGTAGCAGATGTTGTAACAGATGTAATAGCGGTAGCTACAATAGTGTCAATATTAGCAGTACCATCAACGTAGAGGTTTCTCCACTCTTTTGTAGCAGCACCTAAGTCATATAAGTCATCTACGTTAGGGATAATGCTACTGTTAATGTCAGCACCAAATGCAACGCTATCTGCTGCAGAATCACCAAATGTGAGGTTACCATTGATTGTAGCTGCACCAGTAACAGTAAGGTTACCACCAATCGCTACGTTAGAAGCTACATCAAGTGTGCCGTCAACATCAAGATCGCCTGACAGGTATGCATCTTTGAAGCGTACAGCATTAGAGCCTAGATCAAGTGTATTACTTGTCTTAGCTTCTACTTTAGTGGATGACACAATAAGATCTTGCGCTGGGCCTACCTTAGTGATGGGAGCGCCTTCACCAGACGTGCCATCATGTTTATGACCAGTAGTAGCATTGAAAGCGCCTTCGACAGCGTTGTATTCTGCATCAAAGAGGTCAGCGTCAATTACGTTACCATTGGCAATGTTGTTCGCTGTATCTGTACGTGTATAACCAGCCATGTGGTGCGTCCTTATTGTCTATCGTTTTGTGCAAACTCTAAGAGTAATGTATCTAGAGTAAATGATGGGTTCGTGGAGTTATCTTCAATACGGATAGCAATGGTTTTACCTGAGCCGATAACATTCTTATTATAAACCTTATCTAGCTCACCACCAAAAGTAGCAGAACCAAATACAGCATTAGTACTACCAAAGATATACACAGAGCCACCTGTACTTGATACAGATGTGGTAGGGGGTTGTACAACGCCTGTGTTGGTAGCAGTACCAAAGTCAAAACTAAGGTTAATATCTAGATTCATGTCACCCATAGGCTCTGCATAAAGAGTCATCTTGTAGAATGTCTTACGGACTTGAGGGTCTGTAATAGGCATGTAAGGAGACTCATAGATAGCTTCAATGATATCACCATCAAAGTTAGAGCCTGTGTCTAACTCATAGACGTAGCCATCATCGTTAGCAAAGACTGTAGTCTCGTCATACCCTGCGGTATACTTGCTGTCAGTGCAATATGCTTTAATACCCTTTGAGGTAGACCACTGAATACCTGACCCACCCTGAGAAATAGTCTTAGTAGCGATAAGACCTTTAGAGGATCCTCTCTGCTCAGATGCTACATAAGCAAAGATACGATACTGTGATTTCTCTCTTAAAACAAGGCTGCTAAAAGTAGTTGTAGATTGAAGAAAGTTATTGGTATCTTTAGCAATCACGTCAGAAGCAATATCTAGTCCAAAGTCACCAATACGATCTGTAGCAGATAGAAGTCTAATACCATCAGGTGCAACATACATAATGTCGCCGCCTACTTCTTGAATGGTATCAGAGTCAATGCACCCAATACGATCTGTGATAGGTGCAACTTGATAGTCTGCTACACTATTACCTGTAATGCGTTTAATGCTATTACGGCTAAATACAATAAGTTGATCACGGAAGGTTGCTAATCCTGTAATGGCATGACCAATGTTAATAACTCCACCACCGTTTGCAGGACTAAAGTCATCAAAGCTAGAAGGTGCAGTAAAGTATAGATCAGTACCTTTTGCATAGAAAGTTGTAGTCTTAAATAGAGCTACAAAGCTTGCACCTTGTACGTCATTATTAGTAATATATGTAATGGTGTCAGAAGCATCGTCATATACAGCGGGGTAGTTTGTACTATCTACTACAATTACTTTATGCCCAGCGCCAAAGTTTAACTCTGTGAAACGGGCTTTAGCTCCATTAAATGCAGAAGTACCTTTTAGAGTCCAACCAGTGCCAGAGCTTCTGTATATCTTGCTGCTTACACCGTCACTGCGGACTGCAATAAGCTCACCAGCATTGACTACTTTAACACCTAAGACAGGACCAGATCCAGGCACAACATTAGGGTCATACTTCTCGTAACCCTTAATCTTAGAGTAACCACCTTCTTTAGTTACTTCAAAGTTCTGCAAGATCGTAGCAGAGCCAATAGCATTAGTACCATGCTGCAACGAACTGAGATTAGAGATGAGACCACCTTTAAACTCAATAGGAAATGTCTGCCATTGCGTTGCCATTAGTAATAAACTCTTGTATCTCGCAGATATTCTGTGCGGTTAATGTGCAAGCTTCTAAGCTGCTTAATGCCTTGTGTAAACTTCTGTAATGCTAATTGTGCTGCTTGTAAGTCACCACGGAACTGATAGACATAATACATAGCACCATCAGTAATCACATAACGATATTGCTCTGGGAGGTTTGGCACATCAAGTGCGCTTTCTAGATCAAAACCAGAGGTAAAATACTCATAGATTACTTCATAAGCTTTATCTGGCTTTGGATAAAAGATCAGTTCACGACTAGGTGTACGAGCTATATAACGTGGTAGGCTTGAGGTAGAGTTATACTCACTATCAGCATACTTGTCAAGGTATTCTTCGTAATCCAATACTCTTAGTTTAGTTGTGCTAGTGTTTTGACTATCATTTCTTTTAATACGGAATGTATTCATACTAACAGTTTTAGCATCATAAGGAATACTATACCTAGCTGTACCTGGTAGCAATATCTCTGAGGCCTCTACATGGTTCCATGGCCATTCATACTCTTCTTGCTGTACATGTCTAATGGCATTGTTGACAGAGTCTTTTGCAAAGCTGTAGTAACCTGTAGCTGCAGCAAAGTTAGCAGAGGTAAGCTCTACTTCGTTTAGTCTGCGGTTAATATCATTTACCAATGTAAGAAAGTTATATGCCATTATTACTTCTCCTTAACACGTAGGAAGATACTGCGCTCATACTGCAAGCCGCCACTCGTAGTAACTCTACATGTGATGGTATAACGTACATTGTTAGTACCAAGAGAGAACCTTGCAGTAGCTACAGCACCAGTAATGGTCCCTTGTACAAACTGTAGGCCATGTACTAATGAAGCATCTGACACTTGTGTCTTTACACCATCTGCATCATCAATGAACCAAGTAGCAGCAGCTACCAAGTCAGAACCTATAAAGCGTGACCAGTCTACGCTGTAGTCAATAATCTCGTCTTTATCTTTGTCGGGCCACTTGTAAGACATAATAAGTCCTTATGCTGCAATGTATACGGTATTACTGCCGCTTTGTTTTATCAGGCGTACTGTATAGTCTTCAGGGTTGATATAGACAGTGTTATCCATATCTCGCCCTACTATGTGTACAGTGTTGTTTTGAGATACTACGTAGGATGTAGTATTATTATCATATGATACGAGGTAGATGACACGGTTTCTGTCATATGCTTCTGGGTCATACGGGAAGTTAATCGCTACAGGAGGAGCTAGGTCTAGCTCAAATATAGCGGTAACAGATGTAGGAGTAATATGAGCCAGGCCTGTTACAGATGCTAACTCTTGTATATCTATATTAGATACAACACTAGGGTTAGTTATATTCGCATCTGCACTAAAGTCAATGTCAGATACATCTATATCAGAATTAATACTGCCTATAGTTATATTAGCTTTAGCATCTACATCAGCAAAGGCATTAGCAATGATAGAGGCTACTACAGGCGTTGGTACTACGTTAGCCTTAGCATCTACGTCAAAGAAGGTGTTTACTTCTAGAGTAGCAAGTAGGTTAGTCAGTTCTATGTTAGCTTTAGCATCTACGTCTAAGAAGTTGTTTACTTGGATAGAAGAGTTTGTGCTGGGCAGTAAGTATACAGCTTTAGCATCATATGTAATAGTATCAGCATACATAATTGCACTAACGCTTCCTGCAAAACCATTGGCTTTATTGGAAACAGTAGACTGTGCAAAAGGTGTTTGTGCAAATGTGCTAAAGCCTAACATCTAAGTATCCTTATTCAGGCTTAACAGGCCACACGACATCATTAGGGAATCCAGCCTGTTGTGGCACATCAAGAAGCGCCTGACGGTAGCCTGCCCAAGCGTCCTGCTGTTCTGCTGAGAGTGTAGCCCAGCGCAGTGGGTTACCGACGAATGCGTCTAATTTAGCCAACAGGGCGTCACGCTCCATGCGAAGCTGGTCAGACAGGGCTGCGTCCAGTTCAGCTTGAGTTGGCGGGATGTATGCTTCGACATCACCAGCGGCTTCCATAGCGGCTAAGAGATCGTCGTTGTTGATCGTCATGTCGGTGTCAGTAGGGTCTAAGGTGTAGGGAATCCAGCCAAAGGTTTCGTGTTCGATCTCACAGTCAATGACAGTTTCCGTGACGTATTTTGCGTTGCGGTAGTTTGTCATTATGAAATCCTCAGGAAAAGAGTTGTGTTGTAACGACCAATAGAGCCAACGCCACCCATCGCCCTCCACGTTCCCGCTGGAGTGCCACTGTAGCCTATTCTGGCTGCTGTGTTGTCGGAATATGTGGCGGTTGATGCCGTGCCTGCGTATCTAAGCCCAGAGCCTGCGTATGTGTCGCCAGCGGTAAAATAAAAAGTGCTTGCAGTGCTGCTGCCACCCAGCCAAGCATAAGTACCAACAGAACCAACGGCACTAGCAGAAGTGGAAGGCACACCGCCATTGACTGTAGAACAACCAACATCACCAGTAACGTCAATACCATTAGAAGCAGTAGCGAGTTTAACGGCTGCGTTGTGATACATTGCTGTGCCGCCAGTTTCCGTGAATAGCATATGCCACTGGTTATCTTCATCGTTATAGATACCAGCAGTTTCACCATCAGTCATAAATGACCAACGCCCCTCGTTGGAACTATTGCAAATCTGAAGACCACCCCAACCAGAAGTGCTTGAACTGATTTGCAACAAGTCAGCACGCTCCGTAGACTCTGATAGTGTTACACCTGCACCAATGACTACAGAGTTTGTGTCTACTGTGGGGGCATATAAGGCTCCAACTACAGTGAAGTTACTACCACTGATAGTGCAAGCAACTGTACCACCTGTTGTGAAGCCAATCTGGTTTGTCGTTGGCCTGTATATGCCAGTGTCGAGATCAGCACTCCAAGTGAAAGAAGGTGTTGTTGCACTATCTGCATCAATACCTTGGAAGCCGCCGCCAGTAGTTGATGTAGCGTTAAATGTGGAAGCGTTTGTAATCCCTTCAAAGGTAGCACCCTTGTTAAAGTAGAAAGAGGGTCTGTCTGTGTAGATATGCGCATAACTCGTGTTAGCTGGGCCAAAGTCAATATAACCATGTGCTGTAGAGTTACGAAGACCTCCCCAACCATTTACAGAAGCACCGTCAATGTTACCCCAAACATGGTTGTGGCTGTCATCTGCAACAGTAACACTCAAAGAAGCATTACCAGAGCCATCCCAAGAGACGGACCCAGATGCATCACCTGTTAGTGAGAGTGTGCGGGCTGTGGTCCACTTGTCTGCATTGGGGTGGTAGTTGTCATGGAATATTCTACGCCAAGGATAGTATGTAGCGCCAGAACCTGACCAACCTCTAAAGTAAAGGTCATCATTGCTGTGCCCACCTGCAATCTGCAAACCTGTATCAATATTTGCAGCAACAACCATAGCTCCATAAGCCTCCCCTGTGCCGTTAGTGGGGCTGCTGTTGAAGCCGTACATGCCAGGCACTCTGAAAGCAGCAGCGTTAGCGTCTGTTACTACCCGACCTTGTGCAAGAGCAAAGCCTGTGCTGTTAATACCATCAAGCAAGTTACTGTCAGCAGCTTTGCCTGTAGTAGACAGTTTCCCATCAAGCGCAGGCTGCAAGCCGTCAACATTAGAGATAATATGGTTGTGACTGTCATCCTGTACAACAGCAGTGATACTAATGTTACCAGAACCATCAAAGCTTGCACTACCCGTTACATCACCAGCAAGAGCAATAGTGCGGGCTGTTGTTAGTTTGTCTGCATTGGGGTGGTAGCCATCATCAAACACACGATCAGTACCAATATACATTGAAGTTGCACTGTTTCCAAAGTCTATGCGGCCACCAGCGTTAGCAGTGACGTGTATATAGCTAGCACCATCATACCAAGCGTGTCTAAAGTTTCGTTCAGATGCTGTATCATTGAGGCCATACCAGTGCAATCTTGAGTCGCTAGTATCAGATAGTCTTGCATCTGCTCTTTGAGCCGCATTACCTGCTGCACGATTCCAGCGGATATGGTTGCCATTGTCAATCGCTAGTGTACCCGTCATAGTGTCGCCAGAAGCGTTAATATAACGTCCATCTGTGTAGGCGGTATCTAAGCTAATAGTGCGGTTAACTGTAAGGTCGCCACCACCAGTAATACCTGTACCAGCAGTGATAACTCTAGCTGTAGGTGCTTTAGAGTCTAGTGCAGCCTGTAGGCCATCTACGTTGCTGATTATATGGCTGTGACTGTCATCCTGTACAACAGCAGAAATATTGATGTTAGCTGAGCCATCAAAGGTAGCACTACCTGTTACATCGCCAGAGAGTTGCACTGTACGTGCAGTAGCCAGCTTAGTAGCGGTAGAAGCGTTACCAGTGACGTTACCTACAACAGAACCTGTATGTGTACCTGAGCTATTACCTGTAAGGTTACCACTTACGTTGCCTGTAAGGTTGCCTGTGACGTTACCTTGGAGATTACCCTCAAAGATAGCAGCAAGTACAGTGCCTAGAGAGAATGATGGATCAGATGTATCAATAGCACCTTCTGGTTCTGGATCATATTCATCAAATACAGTCCACTTGTTAGAAGATACATCATAGTAGATACCCAAGTGAGTATAACCAATACCAGTAGTACCTGTGTTTCTGTTAGAAGCAAAACCTGTGTCTACGTTAACAGGAGATCCTGTACCAGTCCAAACATCACCAAGTGTATGCCCTGTGGTAGCTTCAAACTTAATAGCGATGTTGTCAGTAGAGTGAATAAGCTGATCATCACCTGTGATATCTACATTCTGAGCAATAAAGGTAACAAAGTTATCTGTAGACCACTCAAAAGTATCAACACCTCCTGTACCTGTTCCAACACCATCAATACGAACATAGTAGTTAGTCTGTACTGGCCCAGTAAAGTGACCAGTAAGAGAAGCGTCATCTAGACCTGTACCAGAAAAAGCAGTGTTTAAAGAGCCAATAGTGTCACCGCTGTTAAAGTAGTTCCATGCATTAGCAATGGCAATGTTAGCACTAGACGAGATGGTCTGAGAGCCTAAAACATTGAGGTTACCTGCAACAGTAACATTGCCGTCAACGTAACTATTACCAGTGACACGTAATGTCTGGAAAGCTTCTGAGCGTGGGTGAACGTAGATGCAACCACCTACCGCAGCACTAATAAGGCATATACCAATTTCTGTAGGATAGAAGGGGTACGTAGGAGAGGCTGTCTGAGTACCGCCATCAGGTGCAACATGAACAGGTTCACCTACAGTAAGGTGAGAGGTGTCTATATCTCCTACCAAGCCACGAGCAGTAACATAGCCGTATGTGGCATCTTCAATGTCGTGAGTAGCAATACCTACGGCCTGAGACTCTTCATAAGTACCGTTAGCTTTTGCAGGTACAATAGAAGGGATGCCACCTACTTCACCAGAGAGATAAACAGGTGTACCATTGGTAATAGTTGAACCTGTACCATTGTAGACTTTAATCCAGTCTTCTTGACCTACTTGAAGTGTTATGTCTGCTTCAGCATTATAAACACCTAAAGCACCCCAAGCCGCATCATAAAAGATGCGACCTTCACGGTGTGCTGGCTTAGTACCAATAGTGGTGTTAAGATCAATATGTGTTTCTACTTCAAGAGAAGTACCAATATCTAAAGCCCCGGCAAGAGATGTGTCACCATTAGCTGCTTGATAGATAGCTTTAGAGGCAGGGTATGTCATAAAGACATCTTTAATGCCAGCAGAGAAGTCTACTGCAGATGTACCATTAGAGCCACTAAGAATAGTTGTACGAGTTAGGATGTTACCTGTATTCCAAGTACCTAAGCCTACCTCCCACTCATCCACACCTGAAGTAGTATGTACAATGGCGTAATAGGTAGTATCACCATCAGTCATAAAAGAGTTAAAGGTGGTAAAGGTAGAAGCTGAACCACTAAGATCAATAGCCCCAATACCTACAGAAGAAGTACCCTCTTTTACACGGTCTTTGATGATAAATGCCATTATGCAGTGCCTACTATTATTATTAAGAGATGCGGATTACAGCGTTTGTTGCGTCTGCAGTTGGGAATACCAGAGTGAAATCTCCAGATGTAGAAGTAACTGTACCACCAAAGTCAAATACAGCAACGGCTCTATTAGCTTTTGAGGCATTATAAATGATTGCACCATCAGCAGCAATAGTATGGTTAACAAAGATCTCATCATCAAAGTCTACAAATGCAGTAGTACCTGAGAGAGTAATAGTTGCAGTGTCAAGCACCTGACCACCCGCAGAGTAGTTTGTACCTACAGCCTCATCAGTGTTACCAGTAATGTCAGAGTAGTTTGTAGTATTGTCATCATACGTACCTGTAGGGGTTTGTTTGATGAGTGCTACTTTAAGAGTATCTGTGTCGAGATCGTGAACACCACCAAGAAGCTCTTGCTTGAAGCTGTTGCACATCGCAGTTGTAATAGCCATCTTGTGATGTCCTCTATGTTAAAGGCACAAAGGGGCCAGCGTTATGCCAGCCCCTAAGTTAGGTAGATTAAGCAGCGTTGTAGTTAGCTACAATGAGCGACTCTGGACGCAGGATCTTGCGACCATAGAGGTGCATACCACGTACAATGTCAGCAAAGCTGTTTGGATCACGGTAAGACTCAACTTTGTTGATCTGCTCAGCAGAAGCAACAGCATCGTCCTGACCAGCAACAATAACACCATAGTCAGTCTGCTGTGCAGCAGTACCGTTAGTACCAGCACCTGTGCCGAGGTATGGCAGGTTGTTGGATACATATACACGGAAGCCGTGGATGTTGTTGAGGATCAAACCGTTCTGGAGACCAGCACCACCGAAGTCGCCGTTAAGCATACGGGAGTCTTCGTCTTTCAGCATCTCTACGAACACTGGATCAAGTACAACCCAGCGACCACGAGCGTCTACGTTCTGTGTGTCCATCTTACGAGCCATACGAGCAAGTACAGTCAATGGGGAAACAGTAGAAGAAGACAACGCAGTTGCGCCTGGAAGACGTGGAGCCAATGGGATAGCATCGCCAGCAGTAGCTGTACCAGAGATGGTCAAGTTACCAAAAGCAGTTGCATCAAGCTTGTTAGCAGCAAGAAGCTCGTCTGCACCAGCAGCAGCATTAGCTTTGTCGCCAGAAGCTACAGTGTTTGCAGCCCAAGAACCAGCACCACCCGCATAACCAGACAAGTAACCCAGTACTTCTTCGTCCATTGCGTCAGCCATTTTATAAGCTGCTTTGTCGGAAGCCATACGTGTGAAATCAACGTGCGAGAACTGCTCTTCGATGTCATCCATCTTGAATGCGAAGTAGTTAGCTTTGTCGATTGTCAGGGAGAAGTCTGTGTCATCCAACTGCTCAGCAGTGATGGATGTGTGACGCTGCAGAGCTGTGACTGTTACGTCTGGCTCTTTTTGGATGCGAACAGTGTCGCCTTGGTTGGAGATTTCACCAAAGTAAGAGTTGTTGGTGATTGCGTTAGTAACAGCGGACTTGCGAAGTGCAATCTGTGCTGTTTTCGAGTAGATTACTGGGGACCAGGCTCCGTTGAAGCCGCCAGATGCAGATGTAATAGCCATTGTGAAATCCTTTCAAAGATATATGTGGCTTAGAGGGGAGACACTACATATCCACTTGAAAGAGGCTCTTCTTAATAGGGTAGTCAGCGTTGCTATCAGGATGGCCGTCCATTTAGCGCTGGGCCTATAATAGGAGGTAGTTCTTTATGTGGGAGTTTGTGCTTAGTGTTAAAGCATACACAAACTTCATAGCTGTGTATGCCCTTAGTTTTACTTACGGTTAAAGTATTGTCAACTATCTTTTACTCATATCGTAAATAAACTTTCCTGATTGCTGCGCTTTGAAGATTTCCTCCATGCGGCTCTCATATTCTTTAATACTCATCCTTTCCACTGCTGATTCAGACAGGTAGTTAGAGGAGTCATTTGTATCAATTACACTACGACGAGACTTAACAGAAGATGCCGCCTCTTTGTCTGCGCTAGGCTTCTTAGTCTTGATACCCTTGTCAGCCTTGTAGAGATCCAACACACGAGCTACAGACTTAACATCGTCAGGCTCATCATAGAGTGCTGTCTGCGCCCAGCTAGGCTGTTCCTTAGCCCAATCATGGAATGCGTCATCATTACGAATGCTAGGGAAGTCTGGGTGCATAGAGAGTAGAGTAGCTTCAGCTTTCTCTTTACGAGCCTGAGTACGCATAGCTTCTACTTCTTTGACACGGCCTTCCAAGCCTTTCATCTTTTCAACAGCTTGCTCTTCAGCCAAGGCACGAATGAGGGCGTTAGCTTTAGGGTTCTGCTTAGCCCAAGCCTCAATCTCTTCCTTAGTGGTGACTTCTTCAAGAGAGGTTTGTGCAGAGTTGCTTAGAC